GGGTATACCGAGCAAGCCGTAATTATGAGAAAAGCAATATCTTATGTCCTCGGTTTTGCGGTGGGGTTACTGGCGGTAGCCCCACCGCTTAACTACAATATCCCGGTAGTCATTAATAGCTACTTGTGGTTGTATGGATTTATAGTAGCAGCGTTGATGGGGATGTATCTTTTTTCGACCGCGTTCCCCCGGGAGCTTAAAGTATTGATCGCGTATCTGTTTGTAGGGTGCTTTTTTAGTATGGTGCCCTATTTATCGTTTAACGCATTCATCTTGGTTGTAGTGGCGGCGTGGGCGTTTTTAGGTTTTGCGACCGGAGATAAAGAGCCGGTTTTAAATATGGTTGCTGCGGCATTTTGGGTACAAGTAATAATAGCCGGAGCACAGTTGATGGGAGCAGATAAACTCATGAATTTTGACAGGCCCGAACCAGTATTCTTAGGAACGGTAATGCAGTACATGAGGTTCGGATCTTTGCTTGCTATAATGACTCCCCTTCTCGTTTTGAAGAATAAACTATATATAATACCGATACTTGCGTTGTGTATTATTTCTCGTTCTTCAAGTTTTGCATTAGCGGTTATTGCTGGGGCCACGGTTTATTTCTTCATGACGATGAAGAAGGAGCGCGTGTTGATAGGGATATTTGCTGCCACGGCCCTAGCATCTTATTACTTATGGGATAAAGGTTCCTTTTCAATAGCTTTCACTTGCGGGCGCGTACATGTCTGGGGGGATATTGTTAGGACTTGGGTTATGAATACCTCTCATAATTTCACCCGGCCGCTTCTCGGGCCGATAGATTGGAAAAGTATTATTGTTGGCCGGGGGATGGATTCGTTTATGCCCCTCTTTCCGGTGTTTAAGCATGACATGAACCCTTTCGCCCAGGCGCATAATTGTCATCTTCAGCTTTTATGGGAGCTTGGAATCCTGGGGTATAGTATTATTGCAGCGTATGTGGGCAGACTTATGTGGCGGTTACGTTCCCGGCCGCTTTACCTGGCGGGACTTGTATGTATGTCAGTAAATATGTTTTTTGCGTTTCCAACCAGAATGACTCAGACTATGTTTATGATGATTGCTTTTCTGGGCATCTGTGAGAGGGAAGCGCATCGTATAGATTGGGAAGGGGTGTGCCATGCCAGTTAACATAGACTATTTGATTGAACGGCGTCAGGTTATGAAGACCGCGAAAGAGATATGGAACCACCAGTATCAGATTTTAGGGAAATATATCTATACGAAAAAGCAGCAATTTCAGATCGAAATAGAAGAGGGCGCTTTTCTTAACGATGGTCTTGTGAATGATTCTACTGCGGTTCGGGCAAACTCCGCTATGGCTTCAGCCATTATGGGGGCTCTTTGGAAAAGCGGGAACCGGACGTTCCGGGTGCGCCGGCCGAAGAACATTCCAGACAATGAGTTAAACAATGAATATTATGCGGAAGTGAACCAGCGCATAGCTGATGCTATGGAGGCGCCGAAGGCGGGTTTTGAGACAGCGTTCCATGAAGAGATCAGTGAAGAAGGCGCGTTTGGTACGGGGTGTATTGCGCTCTTCCAGGGGGACTATGAGACTCCGCTCAGTTTCAAGAGCTGGAGTATCGAGAAGCTATATATTGACGAAGGCCCGGATGGGTACGTTAACGCTGTTTATTACGACGAGAAAATGTCTATAGCTGATCTGGCGGAGGCTTACGGAAAAGATAAATTACCGGAAGCCCTGCGAAAGAAATATGAGAGTGTGAAGGGCCGAACGGAGAAAGAGATACTCACGGTGGCCATTGAGCCCCGGCCGGTAGCCGAGCGCAAAGGCAGCGGAGTATTCGGAATGCCCTACGCTTCTTATCATTTTTTGAAGAAGCACAAGACGCTGCTATTGGAGAGCGGCTTTGTCAGTCTTCCGGCCAGAGTCGGCCGCTGGTATAAGCTCGCCAATGAGACTTACGGCCGATCTCCGGGAATGGATGCTCTTCCGGCGATAATGCAAATAAACGCGCTTAAGGAGTCTTTCCTTGTGGGGGTCGAGAAGAAAGTTGAGCCGCCCCTCTTTATATTGGACGATGGATCGCTGGGTGCCGGTACGGTTGATACTTCGGCGCGAGGGCTGTCCGTCTTTAATAGTATGGGCCGCACGAATAACCAAAACCCGGTCGGAACGATCTTTGATATAGGAGAGCTGAATAGTGTGGCCGCGGCCATAGCAGAAACTAAGGAAGAGATTCTTCAGCATTTTCTTATTGATAGACTATACGACCTTAATAATAAAACAAGGATGACGCTCGGCGAGGCGGAGATGCGCTATCAGATCCGGAGTGACGCCCTCTCGTCTATATACGCGAGATATACTGCGGAAATTCTGAACCCGCTTATAGAGCGCGCGTTCAGCATAATGTTTGATATGGGGCTTCTCGGGATAACAGAAGATGACTTTGCCCAGGAAGCGGTTCTCATAGCCAACGGAATTGACCCCATAGCTATACCGCCGGATGTGGCTGAAGCAATAGTGGCTAATAAAAGAATATATGAAGTTGATTATATCTCTCCTGCGGCAAACGTAATGAGAGAAGAAGAGTACCGCGGGATAATCGCTACGTCGAATAACGCCATGCAGCTTCAGGGGGCTGGGGCGGATGCTATGACGAAGATTGATACCGACCGCATACTCGAACATACCGCCAGACTATCCGGCGCGCCTATGGATATTATTCTGGCCGATGATGTTGTCAAGGACATAAGAACGGCTAGACAGGAACAACAGGAAGCGATGGTCCAGGCAGAGCTTTCAGCTCAGATGGCCAAAGCAGGGAAAGACGCAGCGCAAGGCCAAGCTGCGCTTACCCAGCAATAGGAGAGCAAAACAAGGGGGAATATTATGGAAGAAGCACTGACTCGTCAAGAGCAGCGGAACGCCTCAAAGGCTAAATCTGAAGCCTTTAACAAAAGAATGCGAACAGCATTGAACACGCTTTCAAAATCGAATGCGGGTATTTTAGTGTTGCGCTTCCTTATGTATGAGTGCCGGTTTTTGGCGCCTCTTACAAAAGAAACGCTGGAAGGAGTGAATAGGGATCTTCTTGTAGAGAACGAAGCCTTACGAAGACTGTATCTCTATTTGCGTAGCTATATGGACAGGGAAACGATTATGAGGGTAGAAATACCCGAACAAACCGGGGGAATAACGAAAGGGGAAACAGATGGCCAGAAATGATTTTAAAGAAGCAGCGAGAGCTTTGGGGTTTGGACATAGGCTGAGATGGAATGATGGGGCCGGAGAAGGGGCCGGCGAGGGTGCTGGAGAAGGGGCCGGAGAGGGTGCCGGGGCTGGCGCTACGGAGAAACAGCTTATAGACTATGTGCCGGAGGATCTTCGTGAAGAATCCTGGGTGAAAGACAACATATCAAGCCCGGAGAATTTTTTCAAGTTTGTAAAGAACCAGAACGAGTTAGTGGGTAAAAAAGGCATAATTGTGCCCGGCGAAGGCGAAGACAAGGCGGAGTTCTTTAAGGCGCTTGGCCGGCCGGATGCTGAAGATGGGTACGAATTTGCTTTACCCGAAGGAATGGAAGAGGGCAAGCGAGACGCGGACTTTGTTAAGGGAGTAAAAGGTATATTCCATAAAGCCGGGGTCCCGAAAGATATGGCGGCTCAGGTTTTTCAGGGCGTAGAGCAGATGCTTATGGAGCAGAATAAGGATGCTCTTCAGACTCAGGAAGAGGAAAATAAGGCTTTTGAAAAGCTTAACACAGAGTTCTTTGGGGATAATAAGGAAGCTGTTGTGGCAAATGCTCAGAAGATTCTTAAGGATATGCTCCCCAAAGAGGCGCTTCCGGCGCTTGACAAGATGTCAGTAGACCAGCTCGGTATGGTAATCGCGGTCACGGACGCCATATACACCAAGTACGGAAAAGAAGATGGTTTCCGGGGTGGTAAGGGCGCGGCTACGGGCGGGGAGAGTTACGAAGCTCTCAGTTCTCAGCAGAGGGAGCTTATGGAGAAGCCGGGGTTTGACGATTGGAGACACCCGGATCATCAGAAGCTTATGGAACAGAACTCAGAAATAATGCAAAAAATGCGGGCTCTTAAAAAATAATTATTTGACTTTTTGTATTTTACTGTGTATATTTAATATTGTAGCATTTGGGGTAGCGCGATAGCGTCCCAATACGCGCAAGACACGCACCAGTCTATATTGGTGAAGGCAGCGTCCGGTATCTCCGGGGAGCGTTTCCGAAAAATGTTGTGTTTTTTGGTTACTCTTAATTAACTCGGAGGTATTACTATGGCTGTTGACACCGCTTTAATCACCCAGTTCAGTAATCTGCTGCATGTAAAGGCACAGCAGATGACTACGAGACTCATGGGCCGCTGCCAGATCATACCGATCACGGGCGAAAATTTCGCTTACGACGGTACTGGGATAGTGGAGGCTCGCACGAACGATTCGCGTAACCCGCTGATCGACCCGCAGGACCCGGAATACACCAGGAGAAAGCTGACTACTTCCCGGATTCTTGTCGAGCTGATCGTGGACAACCGCGATGCTCGTAGGATGTTTGAAGATCCGTCTTCCAAACTGGTCAACGAATGTATGTTTGCGATCATGAGGAAGGCCGATAAAATCGGTATAACCGCGGCACATGACACGGTTTATACTGGAAAAAGCTTTGCTACGTCCGTATCTTTCGCAACGGACGGGGGCCAGACTGTAGACGCTACGGCCGGCCTGACGTACGCGAAACTTCTTGAGATCAAGGACAATTTCAAGGCTTATGAAGTTGGCCTGGAAATGCCCGAAGATCTCCTTTTCCTCACGACTGAAGAGGAAGAGACAAAGATGCTTCAGCTCACGCAGTTGACTTCTGGTGACTTCGTGCGGGACTATGCTGTTGAAAAAGGAAAGATCGTCCGCGCTGTAGGCATGGATGTAATTCTTTTCGGTTCCAGCGTAGACAACCCGCAGCTTTCGGTTTCCAGTGGAACTCGCGATAATATCGCGATGTCCACGAAAGGACTCATTTACGGCATGAGTAAAGAGTTCAACGTCCATGTGCATGAGAATCACCCGAACTATGTAGAATCTACATACATTCGCGTGATGGCAGATCTCGGCGCTGTGCGTACCGATGGGCAGAGGGTCCAGAAGGTTCAGACTACGGATGCGTAATGTGAGGTAAGGGTTCTCCGGGGAGCATAGTCTCCCCGGAGATTTTAAAAGTTAACCTACGGAGGTAGAAAGATGGCTGTTATCAATGCGTATAAGCTCAGTACGAGCATCAAGTCTCAGGTGAAGGGCGGGCAGGTCATCGCCATAGCCGGGAACTTCGAGACAGTGGCTACGGACAGTGCAGGATCTAAGTACCGGCTTTGCAGAGTCGGTGCGGACTATGTAGCTGTCGAGATCTGGATAAACAACGACGCCATAGCTGGAACAGATGACGTAGACCTCGGGCTCTACGAAGTCCTGGAAGCTGGCGGCGCTGTAAAGGATGCGGATTGTTTCCTGGATGGCGCGGACATAAGCGCGGGTAAAGCGCTTGGTTCCGAGCAGAACGGTCTTGCGTCACTCCCGATCGACGAGATCGGTGACACGATGGCCGAACAGGCTGGGGACACCAATCAGTCTCCTGCTATGGAGTACGATCTGGTTCTTACGTCGAATAACGCGGTTACGGGCGCTGGCACGATAGGTGTGCGGGCGATATTAGTAAAGTCCGCTTAAGTTGGCGTGAAGGTATGTGACTAAGCGGGGGGCACTATAGCCCCCCGTTTGTCTTATTAGTCAATAGGGGGTTTTTATGACTGAAGTTGAAATATGTAATATGGCTTTAAGTTTTCTGAAGGTGCCAACTATTGATTCAATAGATTCTCCCTCAGATGAAACCGAAACGCTTTGCGCTCTCCACTTTGACCAGTCGCGGCAGGAGATTCTTAGGAAACATCCCTGGAATTTTGCCAAGAAAAGAACGACGCTGTACGCTATATCAACAGCGCCGCCTTTTGAATATGACTATAAATTTCTTTTACCTTCTGATTTCATACGCTTGAGATTTCTCGGTGAGGAAAATGAAGGGCTGGTGGGTAAACTATACGATTTGGAGACGGATCAATATATTCTTACAAGTGATAATTTCAGTAGCCCAGCCGAGAAGACCATAACCGGGATCACTAAAGCGGATCCAGGCGTGGTGACTTCGGCTGCACATGGATTTACGGATGGCCAGGTTGTTTTGATAGAAGATGTTGTTGGCATGACTGAAGTGAATGATACTCACTTTACAGTCAACAATGCGGCCACAAATACTTTTGAACTTCAGACTCAAGCAGCGACACCGGTCGATGTGGACACATCTGCGTATACTGCGTATACGTCTGGGGGTACGATCTCATTGGTGCCGTCTTTGCCGATGGGGTATATTTTCGATGAAGACGATACAACTAAATTCGACGCACTTTTTATAAAAGCGTTTGCGCTTCAGCTCGCGGTCAATCTTTCATATGGCGTGGCGGGTAAAACTACGCTTAGGACAGATTGCAGGAACATGCTGGGCGAAGCGTTGGCAGAGGCGAGAGCCATAAACGGACAGGATAAGCCACCGACGAGAATTACGAGAAGTCATACTATAGGGGCGCGTAGGCGCTATGCCCGCGGGACTGCTTATGAAAGCGATCCGTCCAGAATACCGGATTAATATAGAAGGGGAGATATGGAGGTAAATGCTTCATTAATCAATTTTGCGGCTGGTCAGTTATCAAAGAAATTTTTAGCCCGGATAGATCTTCCCAACTTTTACAAGGCGGGAGCGCTTCTTTGTCGTAATTTTGTTCCACAAGCGCAGGGTCCAGTAGAATTTCGTTCCGGATCAAAATATGTTCTTCATACTCGATTGAATAAAGAAGCGGCGCTCTATCCTTTTATTTTTAATGATGAACA